CCCCCGTTGGCGGTTGCCCAGGCTGAGAAGAGTGCGGAGAGCTGGGTGGCGGTTGTTGCCTCCGTGGGTGGCAGTATTGACCTTCCCGAAACCGCCACCACGGCCAGCATTTCCGCCACCCACTGCCGAACCCGGTCGCTCCCCTGTTCGAACTCGGTGTCCACCCGGGTGTCTGTCGGGGCATAGTTGCCCCGGAGCAGGAAGCGCTGGTACGCCTTCACCCACCTGTTCACGATGCCCGGTAGCTCTTCTCGGAGCTTGGCCTCAAGGGACGGATCCTCACGGCCGGCGAAGCTGTGCTTGAAGTGGAAGGGCTTCATACGGTTCGCGTACGCCCGACTGCTCTCCCCCACCGCGGGCAGCTCGTTGGCAGAGAAAGCGAACAGCGCGGTGTTGGTGAACTTGAACTGACCCCCGTACTTCCGGTTACCCGTGACGGGGTCCTCGCCCGTCATCATCTTGAACACCGACAGATCAGAGACGTCCTTCGGGGACAGGTCCGCCGCGGTGTTCAAGACCTTGCCGTAGACGTTCGCCGCCGCGAACCGATCGTCGGCCAGGGCGTGGAGGGTCACCGCGCTGGTGTTCTCTCCGCCGGCAATCGCGTCCAGGAGTCGCAGGAACGTGGACTTTCCGCTGTGGCTCGGGCCGTAGGCGAACAGAGCCTTGCTGGGGGTTCGGGAGGGATCCAGCATCGTTCCGGCCACCTCCTCCAGATCGTCTGCCTGGTCTGGGATCACCTCCATAAGCCACTGGTCATAGACCGGGCAGGCTGCGGACGGGTCCCAGGTGACCGGGTGCTGGGTGCGGGACAGGTACGCGGGATCGTGGGGCGTCGTGGCCCCCGTCCTCAGGTCCACCATCGTGTTCAGGAAGTTCGCCAGTGGCTCCGCCATGCGCTCCGGGAGGAGCTTGTTCTCTCGGTACAGCATCGACTTCACCGACTGCTCCGCCGACGTGGTGTGGGTGGACCTGTGCTGCTCACCCAGCCGTAGGGAGACCTCGGACATCAAAGCCATGGAATCTGGCTTGTATACGCCGTTCCGGTAGATGGAGACGTGCTGTTCAGCGGTGAGCGCCGCAGGCTGGGTCTTGAGAATGTCGGATGCCAGTGTCTGAACCATGAGCCCATTTTTGTCGAAGAACGGGCTGGTCTGCTTCGGGGAGGGTGCCTTGCCCGGCGACGTCTTGGCACGACCCAGCCAACGGGCCAGGGACTTCGACCGGTCCGTTGGGGTCATCGCGGCTAGTACGTCGTCAATGCCCTGCTTCCCCTGCGCGGGGATCCGGGCGAACGCCACGGACGCCGCGCCGGCCATCTCCAGTTCCTCCCGGAACGCCACGGCGGCATCGTGCACGTCCCGGTTGGTGTACATGTCGCCATCGAACATCACGACGACATCACGGTCATCGATCCAGGCCAACGGGAGCTTCGACCAAGCCCTGCACCCCGCGACACCGTAGACCGCGTAGTGGTGCGGGGCCCAGGACAGGACGGCCAGCGCCTGCTTGGTCCCCTCCACGATGACGACTGGGCCACCGTCATCGTGGTCCCGCAGCCGGTTGAACGGGAGCTGGACCCCGGGGGGTCCGAAGTACTTAGGTCCGTCACCCGGGTTGTCCGGGCGCATCTGATACACGCCCTCTTCCAGCCCGGGGCCCTGCCATGGGAACGCCAGGCACCCTGGGTGGGACATGACTCCAGACGCGTCGATGACCGCGTCTGTGATGGCTCCCTCCTGCTTCAGATACATCCGGTGCTCTGTGCTTACCGCCACTGCTGCCTGCCTCTCGCTAACATCTGCCCGGACGCGTCCTAGGAACCAGTGGGGAGCTCCATATCATCGACCACGCCGCAGTCTGGCGTCACCTTCGACGCGTCCAGGAAAGCGGTCAGCGATGCTTCCGAGACACGGACCGGGCCGGCGTGAGTCTCGTGGCGCGTGTACTTCGCGGAGGCAATGCGGCCCGACTTGAGGTACCGGTCCAGGGTGCGCATGGAAACACCCAGGCGGGACGCTGCCTCGGTCCGGGTGATCATCTTGTCTGTGTCCATGCGGATCACTGTACAGGGATTGTCCGGGGTTGACAACTGCTGTCTACAGGCTGCACTGTGGACGGCATGAAGACGAAACCGAGAGTCCTGGACCTGTTCTGCAACGCCGGGGGCGCCGCGGTGGGCTACTCCCGATCGGGCTTCGATGTCGTAGGTGTGGACATCGATCCGCAACCGGACTACCCGTTCGAGTTCGTTCAGGGCGACGCGCTCGCGCTGAACTGGGAATACCTCTCCGAGTTCGACCTGATCCACGCGTCCCCTCCCTGCCAGCACTCCGCGGCCATCACCAAGGGGACCAACAAGAGCCGCCAGCACCTGCACCAGGACCTATACCCGGCTACCCGTGACCGCCTAGCGCGCACAGGGCTCCGGTACGTCATCGAGAATCCTGACGCCCGTCCGGACGTGGTTCTGTGCGGGGAGATGTTCGGACTGGGCGTCATCAGGCACAGGAAATTCGAACTCGGATGCTGGTCCACTCAGAAGCCGGCACACGTAAAGCATCGGGGGGCGAGTCCGCGGTTGGCGGCACGGAGTCTTCTACGAAGGCCCTTACGTCGCTGCGTACGGCAAAGGCGGGGGTAAGGGCGACGTGCGGGAGATCCGGGAAGCCATGGGCATCGACTGGGTGTCGGACAGGCCCCACCTGGTCGAGATGATTCCGCCGGCCTACACACAGTGGATCGGGGAACAGTTCCTTCGTGTCCGGGGTTGACAACTCCTGTCTAGTGGAGGATAGTAGTTCTCAGAGGGGCCGGGACGACGAAAGCCACTGGATGGCAGCGCAAGTCCCAGCCCCTCTCACCGACAACGAAGCGAAGACGGAGGCAGGATCATGAGGAAGCTCAGCGACACGATGGTGCAGGCTCTGACGGACACAGCGTCCGGACGCGGTTTCTACCGGACGCGCGGACGGACCATCAGGGCCCTGGAGGACCGCGGTCTCCTCGGATGGGACCGTTCCACCTGCGACATCGTTCTCACCGTGGCTGCCTGGGACTTCCTCAAGGAGACCCAGGGAATCGAGCGCCCCGCGGACGCCGGCCGGCTGACGCTGGAAGAGGCGCTGGCCGACGCGGAGGCGGACGCCGACTGCGACGAATGGATCGCTGCCATTGACCGGAGCCTTGCGGCAGCCCTTGAGGCGGAGGCGCACGCGATGAACGCGGACTTCGACGCCGAACACGCCAGGGTCCTCGCGGAGGCCAACCGGATCACGGCGTCCAAGGACGCCGACCGGCGCAGGCTGAGCGTGTCTGCGGCCCTGGAGGAGGCGTACACCCCCGGGGGTCAGGTCATCTGCAAGCACGGAAGCGGCGTCAACGACACGTGCGACGACTGCACCGCAGGCTCGTTTCGGGCCAGGCACGCCGGCCAGGCCTACGAGAACGAAGTCTTGATGCCGACCCAGACGTTCGGGACCTATCACGGTGTCCCGGTACCCCTGGAAATCATGCGCGGGTGGCGGGACCCCGAAGCGTTCGCGTGGCGTCAGGGGGTCCTGTGCGCTCAGAAAGCGGCACGGAAGAGCGTCATGCTCGCTCTGCCGCCGATCGGAGAGCGTCGGTTCGAGTGCGCCGTGTGTAAGTGGAAGTTCACCAACAGGCAGGTCAGGGACAATCACCAGGCGGGGCACCGGAAGTGAGTAAGGATCTGCTGACGCTCCGTCCGTACCAGCGAGAGGCGATCGACGCGGTCACCTCCGCCTGGGCGGACGGGGTCAAGCGGCCGGCAGTGGTCCTCCCCACCGGAATGGGGAAGACCGTCGTCTTTGCCCATCTGGCCGCGGAATTCCACAAGGCGAATGGGGGTCGGGCGGTGATCCTCGTTCACCGCGACGAACTTGCGGACCAAGCCGTTTCAAAGCTCCGGTCAGTGGCGCCTCACCTCTGGGTGGGCAAGGTCAAGGCCAGCGACAACGACGTCAACGCCGATGTGGTGGTCGCCAGCGTGCAGACGCTGGCCAGCGAGAAGCGCCGGAACGAACTGCTGAACGCTCGGTCCGGCGGGGTCGGCCTCGTAATATCTGACGAATGCCACCACAGCGTTGCACCCACGTACAAAAAGATCTACGAGGCCCTAGGGAACGCCTACCACGTCGGGTTCACGGCGACGCTGGCACGGTCGGACGGAGTCGGTCTCGGGTCCGTGTGGGACGACGTCGTCTACTCCAAGACGCTGGCCTACGCGGTGAAGCACGGGTTTCTCGTGCAGCCGCGCGGCCGGTCGGTCAAGGTAGACGACCTGAATCTCAGTTCGGTTAAAAAGTCCCGGGGCGACTTCCAGTCAGGCGACCTCGGAGACGCCCTGGAACACTCCAGCGCGCTGACCGTGGCCGCAGACGCTTACCTTGAACACGCCAAAGACCGTCGGGGTGTCGTGTTCACCCCCACAGTGGCGACTGCGCAGATCACGGCGTCCGAACTGACCCTACGAGGGATCCCGTCCGCGGTAATCTCCGGCGAGACGCCCCGATCGGATCGCTTGAGGATCTACGAGGCATACCGGACGGGAGCTATCCAAGTCCTGTCAAACTGCATGGTCCTGACGGAGGGCTTCGACGCTCCATGGGCATCCTGCGCGGTCATCGTCCGCCCCACGCAGTCCAACCCGCTCTACATTCAGATGGTAGGCCGCGTCCTCAGACCCTTCCCTGGGAAGACCGACGCGTTGGTTCTGGATGTGGTGGGGGCATCCCAGAGCAACAAACTCTCGACCCTGATCGATTTGGAAGAGGGGTTCTTCAAAGAGCGCCAGCCGTGCAAGAACTGTGACTGCCTCCCCTGCGAGTGCATCTGTGAGGAGTGCGGGGTACAGAAGCCCTGCGAGTGCCCTCCAATCGCCAGGCCCGAACTAGTGGCGGTTGGCTCGGGCGGAGACTTCGACCTGTTCTCGTCGTCGAAGTCGGCTTGGGGGCAGACCCCCAAAGGAGTCTGGTTCGTGTCCTGCGGCCAGGCCGGCTACATCTTCTTGTGGCCTACGCGGTCCGGTGCGGCGGGCACATGGGATGTCTACATGGCGCCTCTCAGTAGTCACGGCGTCCCTCTCAAGTGGCGCGGCACCGACTACACCGGCATGCCGCTAGAAACGGCCATGGCCTGGGCTGAGGCGGAGGCGGAGGAGCTGGGAGCGACCCTGACACTGCGGGGAGCGCGGTGGCGGAAGAACCCGGCGTCCGAAGCGCAGTACAACCTGGCCCGTGCGGTTGGGTGCATCCTTCCGGAGGGACTGCGCAAGGGAGAGGCAGCAGACATGATCAGCAAAGCCAAGGCAACCCGGGTCTTTGACCCCTACGTAGGAGCGCAGTAATGGACTGGTCAACGGCGGATGGTCAACTGACGGGGCTGACCCTCATATGTGTCGTTCTGGCTACGATCTGCCTGGTGGCGTCCATCGTGGCGCTCCACGTGGAGCGCAAGACAGATCGCGAATGGGCTGACTACATGGACACCTACGCACCTGGATGGAGTGCCGAAGATGAGTAACATCGGACCCGAGGAAGAGCGGTTCGGGATCAGCCTCCTGGAAAAGGTCGCATTCTTGGACATCATTCGTCACGAGACGCACAAGGGTCCTCGGTCGCTCATCAGCCGATGGGCCACGCCTGGGAACACGAACCCGAACGCCGACCACGCCCTTACACTCACCCTCGCTGCCATGTGGCGGGGGAACGAGAGGCAGGAACAGAAGAATGACTGAGCGACGAAACCTCGGACGGGGGGCATGCCGCGTCTGCGGTGAGGAGTACAACCTGACCAGTAACGGGAGGCTTCGCTCCCACGGCCCCCGGGACGCACGCTGCGAGGGCGGGAGTGATCTTCCGGCCAGCGATGACCCGGAGCAGGAACGACACGATGACGAGATAACGGCACCCGAGCCTGAGAGCGACGTCCGGACCGCGGAAAACGGGACCACGATGACCGTGCACGGCGGACCCAACCCGCACCGCGCACCGCTCACTCCGGAGCAGATGCGGCCGGCCGTGCTAACCCTGACACCCCCTACCGCGTTCACTACGGCCGTCCCCGTGTCGCAGACACCTACGGTCCGCGGAGGAGAGTCGGTCAGGCCCGGTCCGGATGCGACCGACTTCGACCAGTGGGGGCGGTACAAGATCCCGGACCCCGCTACCGGGGCCGTCTCCGGCCGGCAGCGCGTGACCACGTTCGTGAAGATGCTCAGCGACCAATGGGGGCTGTCCCAGTGGCAGCAGCGCGTCCTTCTCGTGGGTGCGGCCGGAAACCCCGCCGTCACGGCCACAGCGGTTGGCAAGGATGCCAAGGCGGACAAGGCGTTCCTTGACGGCCTGGCCACCGTTCTCAAGGACGCGGCAGGGTCCAAGGAAGCCGCCGCTCACGGCACGATGATGCACACGCACACCGAACGCTCCGACATGGGCCTGATGACAGAGGCTGAGTGGCAGAGTCTCCCTGACGCGGTCGTTCGGGATCTCGCTGCGTACGTCGCTGCGATCGACAAAGCTCAGCTTCACGCCATCCCGGAGATGGTGGAGCGGACCACGATGGTGCGGTCCCTGGACGTCACAGGGACCCTGGACCGGATCTTCGTCCTCCCCAACGGGGACCACGTCATCGGAGACGTCAAGACGGGGCAGGATCTGTCCTACGGCTGGCTGGACATCGGCATGCAGCTCGCCTGCTACGCGCAGGGGGTGAACGAGAACGGCGTCTTCGACTGGGGTCTGCGCCGTTGGCTTCCCGCCCCGAAGGTGCGCACTGACTTCGCCATCGTGATGCACATGCCGGCCGGCAAGGGCACCTGCACGCTGTACCGGGTCGACATCAACCAGGGTTGGGCAAACTGTGCCCTGGCCAGGTCGGTCCGGGACGCGCGCAAGGTCCGAAATCACGCGGAAGTGCTGGATTTGGATGCCATCGCTCCGATGCCGGTTGCGGATGACCAGCCGCAGATAGCGGATATCGTGGCGAAGATCGCTGCGGACACTGCCCGGAGTCTCACAGTGCAGCCGCACAGCGAGTCGTTCACGGCGTCCGTGGCCCCCGATCCTGTCCAGGACAACCGGCAGAAGGCGCGGGGCGCCATGCGGGCGATCAAGGACGCGTCGGGCGCGGCGCAGGTGTACGCGTTCGCCGCAGAGGTCTGGCCGGCTGACAGGGCGTTCCTGGCCGAACTGGTGGAGATAGGGAAGACTGCACTGACGCCGTTCTGACAAGTCAGACGCGGGCAGGACTTGACACGGTAAGACAGACCATGTCAAGATGAAGGTCCTGGAAGAGACGGGTGAGAGTCCAGATCTTCCGGTGTAGCGGGACCTCGGTCGAGGTCACCCCCTATCCCTCCCGAGGGCCCGCTACTGCAAAAGGTTTCGGAGACTGATCCTCTCCGGGGCAACAGGTCTCGACGGAGACTTGTGGCGGCTGTTGGTACAGACTCCCACAAGGGAGTGGGCAGGGTTCGATTCCCTGATCGCCAGCTACGAACAGACCAGGCGACGCCGGGACGAAACTCCTACGTACGTTCGGTCCGTTCGTTCCACAACAAAAACAACGCGAAGGAAACCGAAACCAAAATGACGACACCGTTCAGCATCGCGCAGGGTGACAACCCGTTCTCTGTGGCGGTAGAGCCTCCGTCCATATTCCCGAAGATGGTCCAGCTCAACGGCCTACTCCTCCTGATCAAGCCGGTCAAACTGGAGATGGTCTACGAAAACGCCCGATTCGTCAAGCCCGGGGCTCAGCCTCAGCTTGTGGAGCGCATGTCGGCAGACGTTGAAGCTGTAGACCACATGCCGCCCGGATTCGACACGAACGTCTTTCCCGCCATGTACATCAGCGGTTCCCGCCTTATCACCCAGCTTCGCGGTAACTTGGCCACGGGTCAGCCGCAACTCGGTCGCCTGTCACTGTTCAAGCCGAACGAGCCCGCAGGTGCGGGAAACCCGTGGGGCCTGGCTGCGCCTACCCCGGAGGACGTGCAGCTTGCTCTCCGGCACATCGCCGGCACGCACCGCCTCCAGCCGTCCGCGGCCACCCCGACCCCGGCTCCGGTCCCGCTTCACCAGGCTCCGGCCCCGCAGTACCCTGTCCAGGCGCCTGCTCCGCAGTACCAGGCTCCGGTCCCTGTCCAGGCGCCTGCTCCGGTTCCGCTTCACCAGGGCACCAACCCGTTCGCGTAGCACCCACACATGCCACGCCACCTTCACGGGTGGCGTGGCATTCATCGGGCCACAAATACCACTAAACGTGAGGCAGGGCAGTGATCTACTACAAAGCAACGAAACCAGACGGTACCGACTTCTACACCGGAACCGTGGACTACGCGGGCGCCCTCGCGTCGGGGGAACCTCTCCCGTTGCTCACGTCAACCGACGGTACGTACGAGCGCTGTACCGGGAGCGTTTACCACGCTTCTGACGCACCTGCGGAGACCCTGGTTGGTTCCGACTGGCCGTGCAGGCTGTTCGAGGTCACGGGGGAACCCGTGACCGAACGTGGTCACACGTACGGTTTTCGCACCCTGGCAGTTGTCCGCGAAGTGTACGCGTGGATGGCACTGGGCCCCAACGGTGAGGCGGTACTCGCTCTGATTGAGCGTGCTCGGAACCTCACCCCTACCGAGGCTTCGGGTCTGATCTCCGCATGGGGCACCGCACGGGACGCCGCATGGCATGCCGCACGGGACGCCGCATGGCATGCCGCACGGGGCGCAGCATGGAACGCCGCATGGTACGCCGCATGGTACGCCGCATGGGACGTCGCATGGGGCGCCGCCGGAGACGTCCCATGTGACGCCGCAGGGGACGCCGCGGTTGCTCTGGTGGTCAAGGATCTGATCAGCCCGGAACACTTCTATGCCCTGTACAGCCCGTGGGCGTCCGTGATGGAGATGGGGTCGGGACAGTGAAGACTCCGGACTACGAGACGCGACAGTTCTACCTGACCATGGGTAAGGCCATCCGAGAGGCGCGTCTCCGAAAGGACTTCAGTCAACTGGACTTGGCCCGTCGGCTGGGCATGACGCAGGGGTCGGTGCAGTTTTGGGAGTCGGGTCTCCGGCGTCCGCAGGCCCACATGATCCTCATTCTGAGCCGTGTCTTGGGCGTCACTCCGGGATACCTCCTCGGAACGGAATCGCGATGATCCTCGGAACCCTTACATGGGCCATCGGCAAGCGGCGTGCAGTTCTCGTAGACGCAGGCCTGGTAGCGGTATGGATCCTCATGGGGTCCGCCCTGCTCGGACTTCTCGCGGTATCGGCTGCACGACAGCAGTAGACGCGCGTGGCCACGTCGTGTACTCTGAAAGAGAAGACAACGACGAAGGGAAACACGATGGCGATCACCGGACTTCAGGTCATCCGATACGAGAGCGGCTGCGGGTATTCCTTCCGGGTCGAGTTCACGATCACTGCTACCTACTCCGACCAGGACCCCTTCACTTCCGGCCGGATGCCGGCGACTACCCTCCTGTCCCAGCTCGAAGGCGGGAAGATCCCTCAGAACCTCGCCAGTCAGGTGGGACGATTCGGGGGATCCCTGGTGAGGACCGGTGAGGGATGGTCTCTCGGAGGTTGACCCGGACCGTCCGCGACCCCTCTTCGGAGGGGTCGTTTCCATTGTAGCCAGGAGTAGACAGGGCTCGCCACGTCGTGTACTCTGAAAGAGAAGACAACGACGAAGGGGAACACGATGAACGCCAAGGCACGCACCGCCCGACGGATCCTCCGGGACCGTCGCAACGGGACCGAGGTCACGCCGGCCCCGAAGCCCCTTCCGGACCTGGCCGGCTTCAAGCCCACGCAGATCGCGGACGCGGCGGAGCTGATCGCGGACGGCGGGATCATCCCCCTGCGCAGTGTCGTGTTCCTCGCCGTGTCTACGGACGGCACCGAGATCCACAAGACGGCCCCCAACGCCTGCACCTGCAAGGCCGGCATCCGGGGGATCCGCTGCTACCACATCGCTGCCGCGCGCATGCTCCTCGCGGCCTGAAGGGACTGGACGACATGGACGAGAATGATCTCAGAGAGGTAGGCCGGACAGTGAAGGAGTACACGGCGGAGGACTTCGGTCCCAACGGTGAGGCGGTACTCGCTCTGATTGAGCGTGCTCGGAACATCACCCCTACTGAGGCTTCGGGTCTGATCGCCGCATGGGACGCCGCATGGGATGCCGCGTGGCGTGCCTCACGGAACGCCGCACGGAGCGCTGCATGGGACGCCGAATGGGACGCCTTCGATTACGCCGCATGGGATGCCGCGTGGCGTGCCTCACGCCACGCCGCATGGGATGCCGCGTGGCGTGCCTCACGGAACGCCGCACGGAGCGCTGCATGGGACGCCGCATGGGACGCCGCATGGCGTGCCGCACGGAACGCCTCACGGAGCGCCGCATGGAACGCCGTGCGGGACGCCGCCGGGGACGCCGCGGCGGCCATGGTGGTCAAGGATCTGATCATCCCGGAACACTTCGATGCCCTGTACAGCCCGTGGGCATCCGTGATGGAAAAGGAGTCGGGACAGTGAAGGAGTACACGGCGGAGGACTTCGGACCCAACGGTGAGGCGGTACTCGCTCTGATTGAGCGGGTTCGGACGCTCACCCCTACTGAGGCTTCGGGTCTGATCGCCGCATGGGACGCCGCCGATTACGCCGCATGGGACGCCGCATGGGACGCCGCATGGGACGCCGCATGGCGATCCATGCGGAACGCCACATGGGTCGCCGCATGGGGCCCCGCATGGGGTGCCGCCGGAGACGCCGCGGTTGCTCTGGTGGTCAAGGACCTGATCAGCGCGGAACACTTCAACACCCTGTACAGCCCGTGGGCATCCGTGATGGAGAGGACGAACTGACATGAGTAAGCACGCCGGAAACCCGGACAAGAACGAGACTGACAGCATCCTGACCGATCGGGATCGGGACCGAATCCCGATCGACACGTCGGACGAGCGGGCCCAGTCGGACGCGGCCCGCATCGACAAGGCCTACGGGGACAACGGCTGAGACCCTACCCAGCACAACGAAGGACCCCAGCATCCGAGATGCTGGGGTCCTTCCCATACACGGCGATCTATCGTCGGATCGAACTTGCGCGGTTTGAGTCAGTCGCGGACTGTTCCAGGAATGCGTTGTGAACGGACAGCGCAAGGGTCACTTGCTGTGACGCGACCAGGCGGTCAACGGACGCCCTGTACTCGCGATGTGCCTGAAGAACGGATTCGGAGGTCAGTCGCTTAGCCTCGGCAAGTTCCCTCTCCGCGGCCCTACGTATCCGGCCCCTCCGTCTGATCACGTCCCGCCACGCTCCGGCGAGAAAGACGATCGAGAGCCGAGGACGCCGAGGAGAGCAGTAACCGTCCGCCCGGTCTCTGTCGTCGTGTCCATACGCTCTCGCTCCCGTTCCAAAGCCCTGCGTGTCATACCGTGAGCTTCCGACTCCCGCGTGTACTGCACCTTCCATTCGTCTGCCCTGTCGTTCGCCCTGTCAAGTTCACGCTTGCTAACGATCATTCCTGTGAGCCAGAGAACCAGGACAACACCCAGCACCCCAACGTTTACCAGATAATTCAGGGGGTCGGTCGTTGTCGGGTCCATCTTTCACACTTCCTTCGCATCTCCCGCGACGCTGGCCGCAGCAGACGCGGTACGCGGAGAGTGCTTGGCGGACCAACCAGCCAGGAAGCTTACCAGCGGGGGTAGGAAGATCAGGATGAGCACCTGAAGCGGGGCCGGCACCGGTCCCAGGAGAGCGTGGTCATTCTCCACATCGTTGAGAAGCGCCACGACGACACCGACCGCGGCGGACGCCAGAGACGATGCCTTAACCTTCGTCTCTACGGCGGACAGAAGACTCATGCGGAGGCACCCACTTCGAACTTGAACGTAAGCTTGGCGATGTCGTCGCGAAGAGCCGTGATGACCTTGTCCGTGTCCACGCCGGTACCCACGAGGCCAGCCAGCGTCTTGACTGCGGCTTCCAGAACGGTGACGGTGTGGGCGGTGTTGACCATCAGGCCGTAGACGTCCGGCATGTGGTGGCCAGTGGCCTTGACGCTGACCGCATCCTGATCCTTGTTTCGATAACCGAGAATCGCGTACTTGATCTCGTCCACATCGGCAGGCGACAGGGGCATGTTTTCCTCCTCAGGGTTGGGGATCTTGTCGGGCATCCATTGCCCGTAGTCCGCGGAGTGCGCGGAATCCTTGTCGCAGGAAACACCGTTGATCGCGACGGTGGACCCGGGCTGACGAATGACGGCTCGCTCGTCCCACTGTCCACCCGACCAAGCCCCGGTCTGCCACGCCCACCGGGCGACGCCAGTATCAAGGAGAGACTTGACGACCCTGTAGCCGCCGTAGACACCGGTACGGGCTGGGGTGAGGACGGACGCTACGCCCTGGAAGTACGGCGCCACAGCGGACGGAGGGGCGTCGTAGTCAACAGCGAAATAGATGGGTCGGGTGTCGGGCATCCCGCACGCGCGAGCCTGAACCATGGCCGTCCGGGCGTCCGCCTGCCCCGCAGCCATGCCGGCGCCGGCCCGATTGGACGTCGTCTCCCACACCACGACGGACCACAGACCGTTGGCGGCCAGGTCATCTGCCTCACCGCGACTCAGGTTCTTGGCCACATCGTGGCTGAGGTACCGGGCCGCGAAGCGCACGCCATTTGATCGGAGGGCCGTGCCGCCTGGGTGTGACCAGGCGTAGTCAACACCGTCTATGATTTCCGTCATTTCGCCTGCCTCAGGTCGTGTTTATTACCCTCTGGGGTAGCACAGGGTAGTCGGTATTCCGCACCAGGTCCACTTTAGGCTACAGTGACTCGGCTCAGGGGCGGACCGGGAAGGGGGTCCGCCCCTGACGCGCGTTTACGGGATTTCGAACGCCACTTGCGCGCTGAGATACCGCGTATTGGACGCAGTCCACGTGGTCGGTTCGGTGGGAGACCATTCGGTAGCCGCGTTGTGCGAGTAGATCCGGATCCTGCTCAGCCCGCCCAGAACCTCAGACGTTCCTGTGTACCAGGCCGCTCCATGCCCCCGGGCTGCTCCGAGATAGCTGAAGGTTCCCGGAGACCCCACGGGGTTGGCTGCGGTGAACGGGGTCGACCAGAAGTAGGTTCCGGATCCGAACGTGGTGGTCGACCCCATGACCTGCTCGAAGATCACGGTGCATTTGTTGCCCTCAAGCATGTACCGGCCGTACAGGGACCCGTTTCCGAGAACCGGGGCCGTTCCGCTGGACCCCCATGTTGGGGTGTACAGGGTCCACACCCCGACCATTGCGTTAAGACCGCCTGCGGTGGTGTCCTGCCCGGCAGTCCAGGGTACGTACGTCATCCGAATTCCTCTTCAGAGTGCCACTATGGCGGGGTCTGTGAGGCTCACGGACTCCCCTGCCTGGTGGGTCTTCACAACCCCGTTCACAGACCTAGTGACTGTGAACGTCTGGGGGCTGGTAGTCCCCGTGATGCCTGTGACCGTCATCTGTTCCCCCGTGACCGTCACGTCGAACGGGAAGTCGCCGGCGGACGTGGTCCACACATCTCCGGAAACGGTCGCCACAGACACCGATGTGTCGGACGGCGCCATGTCGGCAGCCAGCGTGCTGCCGGACGTGTCCGCCTTGGCACTGGTTCCGACGGTCCCGGCTACGGCTACCAGGTAGGGGCTGTACGGCTGGCAGACGTAGGTGATCCTGTGCTCGAAGAGGGTAAGCGTCTCCTGGATACCAATCACAAGGAGGCTCAGGTCTCCGCCCAACCGGGAAGGAACCCCGCTCACTGTGATCCGGGATCCGAACAGAACATCGAGAGCGTCGAACCTGAGCGACGCGACCTCCGGCCTAGCCAGGTTGACGGATATTGCGGGGTACCTCGGTTCGTCGACGGTCCCCAGGTGGACACGCCACTGTGCGTGCAACGGGAGGTCGGAGTCCAGCTCCAAGTTCAGCGTAGGCGCGTCCGCGTACAGTCCCACCCCGAACGGAGGCGGCTGGATGGACAGTGGCCCCGTCTCCTGCGTGGCGACTGCGGACGATCCCTGAGGCCTGGACGCGGTCACCTGGTTCTGCACCAGCTTGGCGTCAGGTACGGGGCGCGGAATGTCGGACAGGTGGGCGTCCGTGTAGGAGAAAGACGCTCGGGGTGATTCGTTGTAAAGGAAGTTACGGGACTTGTAAGCTAGTCCGAAAGCAGTTTCCCTCTCGAAGAGGATCCCTTGGTCTACGTCCACGCACTCCTGAAGGAGTGTCAGGAATTCTTCGGGGAGTTGCGGGCCCATAGTATCTGTGGATACGGGGGCCAAGAAAGTAAAGTTGACTGACTGCTCGGAACAGAGACGCTGAAGCCGGCCGCTGGCTGTCTCCCCCACGTGGGCTATCAGGCTCTGATGGATGCTCGATAGACTCGTCACGTCGGGCTGTACGGCGATGTGACCGAACACCCCATCCGGAACCGACAGTCCCGGATCAACGGTTACGTATGTGAACATCCCAACGGTAGCTGACGAGAAGGTGGCCCCGGTAGCCAGGGCGGACCCGCCGATTACGTCCACGGCCAAGGCCCATTGGATGTCAGGGCCGTTCTGAGTCAGCTCCATGGACACCAGGGCCCGTTCCGTGTCAACGCCGAAAGCGAGAGCCCCTGAATCGAAAAGAACTGTGGTCCCGTCCGAAGAAAAACCCTGAAGATAGAGGGTGCCACCTGTCCCGTAAGCGACCGTCCAGTACGTTGCCGATCCGGTGGACCCCACCCGCACGAGTTGGGTGAGGTCCGGGAGCGAAGAGGGAAGGTACATGAGGAAACGAACCTGGGTCTTACCCGTGACCGTGTAAGCCGGGATATCACCTGAGAAAGAGCCGTTGTTCATCACAGGGAGCGCCCCGGAGCACAGGTATCCGGTGTCGCTACCCAGGTTGGGTGCACCCCGGAGCACCATGGCCGGTCCACCTACGGCGGACGCGATATAGGTGGACTGCGGCCCGTCTTCACAGGGCCAGTAGGCCACGGGGTCCGTGATATCTGACGACGTGAACCCGCGAAACATCGAGGAGCCCAGCGGGGTGTTGTTCTGACGTAGCCTGCGCAGGATACCGGCCGCGGTGACGTCTACCCAGCGGTCGGTGTCGGTGACGTCCCAGTCCTCAGGCCATTCCGACACTTCCCCCCAGAACCGCAACGACTTGTCGTCACCCTTCGGAACGGACACGCGGATCTGAGTGTTCCGGCCAATCTTCCCGTAGTAAATGCTCATGGGATTGTTCGGGGAGAATCTGCCGTCGCGGTTGTTCATCTGGAGATCACACGACCCCGGGTCCGGACTGGATCCCTCAGACGTCTGCCCCCGCTTGATGGAGATGTTCCCGGAATCACGGACCATGACCAGGCCCGTGATATCCTGCCAAATTCCGTCGACCAGCAACTCAACCATGACGGTCTCATTGCTGGTCTCACCCGAAGCGGACGGGGAGGAGACAGCACTGAGCGGCCCGGCCATCGCTCCCACGCGACGGTCCCAGGCTGCGATCAGGGGGGCAACAGCCATCGGTCAGTCCTCCTCTCGGTTACGCCAACGGGAGCGTCGGTTGCGGGCCTGCTCCGAACGCGTTGCCCAACGGAGGTTGCCAGGCTCGTAGTTTCCGTCGTTGTCGATCCGGTCCAGGGTGTAGCCGTCTGGGCGCGGACCCAAGTTCTCGTCCAGGTACCTCGCGAAGGCGGGGAAATCGGGGATCCATGTCTCGCTCATAGTGATCCCCCTCCCCCCGTAGTAGGCGTAGTCCTGGTGGGTTTCTCGGAGACACTTCCCCTTGATCGTCTGCCACGTGCGGTAGCGGTAGTCCTCGTAACCCGCGCCATGGGTGCGGCGGGATTCCGACAAGCGCTCGCGTTTCAGGCATCCGCAGGACTGCGAGCGACCCGTCCCCTTCGCGAGGAGATTTGAGATCGCGACGCGACGCTCAGTGCCGCATGTGCAGCGGCATTGAACATGTGCTCCCGACAGCACTTCGGACACGGTCCACCTGCCAAATTCCTGGCCCACCTGGATTCTCGACATGACCCTACTTTATCACATGAGACGCCTACTCATCCCATGTTACCCAGCACGTCATGTTGGTGGCGGCGCCCATGGTCACCCGGACTCGAACAAACTTCGACACGGCGATGATCGGACGCTCATCCGGCATCCACTGGTACCGGAAGTCCAGCAGGTCCGTGGTGGTCGGGACCAGGCGGGAGTCAAAGATCCGGGTCGAGGCCACCGTGTTCTCGTTGGACGACGTATATCCGGTACCGGTCGTACCCAGGAGTAGCAGGGATGGCGGGGCGTTCGGGTCCAGGGGCTGGACCCCGGAAGCCACGTGCGCGGTAACCGTGGCAGCCGCGTCCGCCTGGATCAGTTCCACAATGCCGACAGTGGACGGGGAAGCGTCAAGGCTGTAGCCCCACGAGATGAGCTGGATCTGACGCGTGGACGGCGTCGAGAGCTGAAGCATCGTCTTGATGGTGGTGCCCGTGGTTACCTTGGCCGTGGCAGCCGTGGTCGCCATGGGGGCGTTGAAGCACTTGTACCTATGCAAGGGGTAGCTCCTAACTTCCTAGTGCGGCCTGAACGCTGCCGGGACCTTTTCCGCCGATGTGGCGAATCGTCTTGCGCATGGGGTTTATCAGGAGCTTGGACAGGGTATGGCCATCCATCTGGAGGACGACGACCATAGTCGATTCATCTCCGCCACCGCCCCCGCTCATGGCGCGCCGTGTGTCCGGATTGCTCATCACGTGGGACCCGGACGGGAGATGCACCAGTTCGGGCCCCTGCTCGCCCACGAGGGTAAGACCGCTACGGGTCCCCCCAGAAGCCGCCGCACCGATAGTCCCGCCGTGCGCGAATCCAAGGAAACCCCCCACAGCGCTGCCTACGCTCTTAGCCGTGTCGATCACACCGCCCAGCTTGCCTAGGGTGTTGGATACGGCGTTCCCGATGCTGCTAAGGATAGCGCTGATGACAGCCCACGCTGTACGGAAGGGTCCCTCCAGGATGTTGACGAGACCGTGCCACGACTTCTGGATCCAGGAGATGACCGACTTGGCTGCGTTGAGAATCATGCCGAAGTGATGCGTGATCAGGTATACGGCTGGCGCGAACGGGCCGGCCAGGATGGTAGCTACGAGTTTCCAGTGCCCCCGGAGCCATGCGAACGCGACCTCTGCCGCGGTCACTACGGCCTTGAACGCGACCTCTGCAACCTTGCCGATGGCCTGGATGATCGCCCGGAACTTCTCGCTGTGCTTGTAGGCCTCAATGAATCCGATCACCAGCGCCGCGACGGCCAGCACAATGAGACCGATGGGGTTGGCGTCCATCTCCCCGTTAAGGAGCATCTGAGCGGCGCTCCACATCTCGGTTGCTATGGCCGCCGCCTTGGAAGCGAGAGTGTAGGTGACGACCGCAGCAGCCAGGCCAGCCACGACCCCCAGAAGTGCCAGAGTGATGTCTTTGTGCTTGTTCATCCATGTGACGACCGAGGTAATGATGGGGAGCAACTT